GGCTTCGAGATAATGACCTGGGTGATCTTATTAAAAATGAGATTACTGTTTCCTTTGGTCGTGGCGAAGATACCAAGGCGAGTGAATACACTAGCCTTGCAGAGAGTAAGGGATATCAACCTTCACAAAAACTGAAAGTTGAACCTATGACTCTTAAAGCACTGTACAGAGAGCGAGTTGAAGCAAAGCAAGACTTGCCTTCTGAACATTTTAATCTGTTTAAGGGAAACAAAACAAAAATAACAAGGAGCAAATAACATGACACAAGAAACAAGTGACGTTACTGTAAAAAAAGAAGGTAACTTACCGGCAAACATTGATTTTATCAGTGATGCTGGAGCAGGACTTGAGAATATAGATAAAGGCGATCTAGCCTTACCTTTTCTTAAGTTATTACAATCTGGTTCGGATGAAACTAAAAAGAAACATGCGAACTATGTTGAAGGAGCAGAAGCTGGAATGTTTTATAATACAGTTACAAAAAAACTGTATGATGGTGAAAAAGGTATTGAAGTAATACCTTGCTACTATAAATTAACATATCCAGAATGGGCACCTTTTGAGAGAAAAGAAGGTAGACCAGTTAGCCCTGATAGAGGTCCAGAAATTTTAGCTAAAACTAAAAAGGATACTTCGGGTAAAGATGTTTTAGATAATGGTAATCAAATTATTAAAACAGCTAATCATTTTGTAATCATCAATGGGGAGAAACCAGAAAAAGCTTTAATGGCTATGAAATCTACTCAATTAAAAGTGAGCAGAGGTTGGAACTCTTTGATGCAAGATCAATTTGAAACGGATCCTAAAACAAACAAAAACGTACCTGCGCCGATGTTTTCTAGAATTTATAAACTATCTTCTGTTGAAAACTCTGGCAGTTTTACTTGGCACGGATACAGAGTATCTTTGGTAAGAAAAGTGGATGATGCTAGCCTTTATCAGTTAGCAAAAGAATTCCATAGCTCTTTAAAAAAGAGTAGCGCTGCGGCAGAAACAAAAGAAGAATCTAATTACTAGTTTTTTCTTGAGGAAAATAGGGCGAGGAAAGCGAGAGTGGAACTCGCCCGAAACCAGGGACCGTTATGGAAAAAGAATTTATAGAATTATTTAAAGGATATGAAGGTGATTTTGGCATGGCCGACATGTCAAAGACAGAACTCGATTCAGAAAAAAATAAAATAAAACCAAATTACGAATGGGCAGGTAGACCTGTCGCATCAGACGATTATAGAAATCATTTACAAGGAAGAAAATCAATTGGAATTCAACCTTGCAGAATAGATAAAACTGCACTATTTGGTTGTATAGATATCGATCCACCAGACTATGGATCATTTAAAGTTGAACACTACTTAGCATTATTTCAACAATATAAATTACCGTTAGTCCCTATATTATCTAAGAGTGGTGGTTTACATTGTTATGTTTTTTTAAAAGAACCTATTCCAACTATTGATTTAATAGAGGCATTAAAAGCCTTTCTACTGCCTCTAGGATTAAAACCAACTACTGAGGTTTTTCCTAAACAGAAAGAATTACAGAAGGATGACAAAGGCGACATAAAACCAGGAAACTTCATTAACCTACCTTACTATAACAACAGACAATCCAATCGATACGCTATAGATAAGAATAATTCTAAACTATCAGTAGAACAATTTATAAAATTTGCTAACGAATCTAAAGTAGATAAAGAAACATTAGATAAACATGTAGAAGAAGCTCACAGAAATATATTACTAGGAACCGATCCTGAATTTGATGATGGTCCTCCATGTCTAGCACGCTGTTCTATATCTAAACTAGATGATGGCAGAGATCGATTTATGTATAATTATATGGTCTTTGCTAAAAAGAAATATAAAGACAAATGGCCGGATCAAGTATCAAAAGCGAACTATAATTATTTATCAGACCCTTGGGATAGATCAAAACTAGATTTAAAAATTAAAGCCTGGAAAGGTGAAACCGCAGGACATACTTGTTATGAGGACCCTATAAAAGACAAATGTATGCGAGGTCTTTGTTATAAAAGACCTTTTGGTGTTAAATCAGATAGCATTTCTGTGTTCCCTGAGATTCAAGATTTTGAAATGATAGCTTATGCAGAACCTGAATATAGATTTAATGTCATTATGCCCAATGATGACAAGACTCAAGTTATTATTCCCAACAGTAAATCAATGGTTCGACAGACAGAGGTATTAATGTATGTATTTGAACAGACAGGTGTTTATTTTGAACCCCTTAAACCAAAAGACTTCAGAGCAAAAATAAATGAGTGGCGTAAGAATGGACAAAAGATTACTCCACCCAAAGGAACTTCAACTGAAGACAGACTGGAAGAAGCACTATTTCAATATTGTATACACGGTCCACAAGCACAAAAAAGAGCACAGATTCATAATGGATCATGTTTTACTGAGGAAGGGTTTCATTATTTTAAATTTACTTCTTTTATTGACCACCTAGGTAATGGTTGGAATATTCCACAAGATAAAATTGCACAAAAATTAACGGATAAATGTAAAGTAATCTTCAATCTCTCGTTCAATGTAGAGGGCAAGACCCTTAAAGTGTGTAAAGTGGCTCAATTACATGTGGATAAAATAGAATACAAACCGGTAGAAAGGAAAGGAGATAATTATTAATGGCAAGATACAAAGTTATAGGTCCTCCAGGAACTGGAAAAACAAGAAGACTTTTAAATGAAGTACATAAATATGTTCAACAAGGTACTCCCCTAGATCAGATAGGATACTTTGCTTTTACTCGTAAGGCAGCCGGTGAAGCACGAGACAGATTTTTAGATAAAAATAAAAATCTTACTAAAAAAGATATAAAATATTTTCAGACACTACACTCATTAGCTTTTAATAATCTCGGACTTAAAGAAGAGAATGTAATGCAGGAGGAAAATTATCTTTCAATCGGAGAAAGCTGCGGCATTCAAATTAAATATGCAACCCATGAAACTAATAATTTTAATGGAATTTTTTCTTCAAGCAGCGAATACTTAAGTCTTATTAATTTAGCTAGGGTAAAACAAATTCCAGCAGAGGAACAATTTGATTTAAACGAACATTTAACCTGGATCACAAGAGATAAACTTACTGCTATTGAAAAAGAAATAAATAATTATAAAAAAACATTTGGATTGATTGATTTTACCGATATGATTTCTAGATTTTTAAAACAGGACCCATTAAAGCTCCCTAAATTTAAGGTCATCTTTGTTGATGAAGCACAAGATTTATCCCTCATTCAATGGGCTATGATTAAAAAAATAGAAAAAGATACAGAATGTGATGTATGGATTGCAGGAGACGATGATCAAGCTATTTTTGGATGGGCCGGAGCAGATGTAGATTCATTTATTAACTGGGAATCCAGAGAAATTTTATTGGACCAATCTAAAAGAGTTCCTAGTTTAATACAGGCCAAAGCTTTAGAAGTTATTAATCGTATTTATTATAATAGAATACCTAAAAATTATTTACCTAAAGATATTCCAGGAAATATTTATCAATATTATAAATTAAACGACATTGATTTAACCGAGGGGGATTGGTTAATTTTAACTAGAACCAAATCTTTGCTGAAGGCAATTCCTCCTTTTTTAAAAAGAAAAGGCTTCTATTTTAATACAGCACAAGGGAATAGTATAGGAAAAAGTCTGCATGAAGATATTTTAAATTGGGAAAAAATAAAAAACGGTGAATCTATACCTGAAATTCAACAGCAAAGAGTTATGGAGAATATGCATCACAAGGAAGTAGATTTTAGAGGCAGTTGGTATGATGTATTTAATAAAGTTTCTAATACTAAAAAAGATTATATGAGAGCCATGCTTCTTAATAAGGAAGACCTTTCTAAAGGACCTAGAATAAAAGTTTCAACGATTCACGGGGCTAAAGGTGGAGAGGCAACTAATGTAGTTTTATTTTTAAATCAAACGACGAATACTATCAAAGGTGTAAAAAAATCACAAGCGAAAGAAGAAGAAGAATTCAGAGTTTGGTATGTAGGAATTACACGAACAATGAAAAATTTATATTTAATAAAATGTAAAAACAAATCAAAGGAATTTAAAATATGAGAAATGAACAATTAACTTTATTTGAACAACCAGTAATAAGTAGGACATTAGATAATCATCTTCTGGTACCTAAAAAATTAGAAACCTTTATGCCAGAAATTGTACCGGATAAATATATTATATATCCAAATGGGGGTTTGCATCTTTTTCATAAACAAGCACCCAAAGGTTCTATCTACACAAAACCTATTTGGCCTTTTATAACGTCTAGTAGTGGACATAATAAAGTTAAAAGGGTCGCTATCTATTTTTCGGACGCAACTAATTATATGATGGTAAGTCTTGTTGATAAAAATCATCCTCAAACTTGTCCTAAAATGCTACATGTCATTGTAGCAAACGCCTATGTTTGGAATGCAGATCCTATAAAATATTACCAAGTATCTCATAAAGGAGATGATAAATGTAATTACTTACCTGACAATCTAGAACATACAACAGGAAGCGGCAACCATAAAGGAAAAAAGAACAAGAGACTTTCTAGCAGAGAGGAAGATTATCTATTTGCGAAAGCTAGAGGTTTTATATTATGAAAAACCCATACGATAAACAAATCGGCGGATCACACTATCAGCAATTTAAAATTCAACCGAGTAAATTTGTAATTGAAAATGAGTTGCTATATCCTGAAGGATGTATTATAAAATATATCTTGAGACACAGATTGAAAGGAAAAAGACAAGATTTAGAAAAAGCAATTCATTTTATAGAAATGATTATTGAAAGAGATTATGGAGATGAAACAGAAAAAAGTCAAATCTTTGAATCTAAAATAAACAACCAACAAAAAGGAATAAATAAAAATGTTTGAAGCACAGACAGAATGGGTTAAGCCCGACGAATTTCCAGACTTAAGACAAGCCGATACTATTGCAATAGATTTAGAAACACATGACCCAGATTTAAGATCTAAAGGATCGGGTTCTATAGTTGGAAGGGGTAAAGTTGTAGGAATAGCTGTCGCTGTCGATGGCTACTCAGGATACTTTCCTTTCGATCATGAGGGGGGCGGCAACCTTGAAAAAAGTGAAGTAATTCAATGGTTTACAGACATTTGTCAATCTCCTGCGGATAAAATTTTTCACAATGCAATGTACGATGTATGTTGGATTAGGGCGATGGGAATAAAAATAAATGGAAATATTTATGACACCATAATTGCAGCTTCCCTTGTAAATGAAAATAGATTTAGATTTGATCTCGGGTCTTTGGGTTGGGACTATGTTGGTAAAGGTAAAAACGAAACTGAATTAAATCAAATAGCAAAAGAATGGGGACTCGATCCTAAAGCAGATATGTGGAAGTTGCCGTCAATGTATGTAGGCAACTATGCTGAACGTGATGCAGAATTAACTTTAGCTTTATGGAAAGTCTTGCAGAAAGAATTAAGCGACCAGGATCTAGGATCTATTTTTGAATTAGAAACGGATCTTTTTCCTTGTCTGGTTGATATGAGATTCCTTGGGGTGAAAGTTGACGTGAGTAGAGCTCATGAATTAAAGCGACAGTTAACATTACAAGAAGAAATGTTACTCCACAAAATAAAAAAAGAAACAGGAATAGATACTCAAATATGGGCAGCAAGATCGATTGCCAAAGTTTTTGACAAATTAAACTTAACTTATGAACGAACGGAAAAAACCCAAGCACCATCATTTACAAAAAATTTTCTTTCCTCTCATGAACATCCTTTAGTTAAGATGATAGCAGAAGCCAGAGAAGTTAACAAGGCCTATACTACATTTATTGATACAATTATTAGATATGAACATAAAGGCAGGATTCACGCTGATATTAATCAGATTAGATCTGATAATGGGGGCACGGTAACTGGGAGATTTTCTTATTCGAATCCAAACCTTCAACAAATTCCCGCTCGCAACAAGGACTTAGGTCCACTGATTCGATCCCTGTTTATACCAGAGTCAGGTTGCAAGTGGGGATGCTTTGACTACAATCAACAAGAGCCAAGACTGGTAGTTCACTATGCATCCCTAGATCAAGACACAAGTGCATTTAATGTTAAAGACTCTTACTTAAATTCTGAAGCAGACTTTCATACAATTGTAGCAAAGATGGCAGATATACCTAGAGAACAGGCTAAAACAATTAATCTTGGTTTGTTTTATGGAATGGGTAAAGCAAAACTACAGGCAGAGTTAGGGGTAAGTAAAGAAAAAGCGGAAGAACTTTTTACCATTTATCATGGTAGGGTTCCCTTTGTTAAAAATTTAATGAAGTCCGTATCTAATCGTGCTCAACAAAGAGGACAGATTAGAACCTTACTCGGAAGATTGTGTCGATTCCATTTATGGGAACCAAATCAATTTGGTATGCATAAGGCATTACCATTTGAACAGGCTGTGCAGGAACATGGTCCAGGTATAAGAAGAGCATATACGTACAAGGCATTAAATAAATTAATTCAAGGGTCCGCTGCCGATATGACCAAGAAATCAATGTTAGACTTATATAACGAAGGAATCATTGCGCATATACA